CCGAGTAAAGGATTTCAGCCCTATAAGGATATATCAAAGCACTTTATATCAAGGGCTTTTTCAGTGGATGGGAACATATCAAGAACATGTGTTTTTGTTCCTGAAAAACCGTTGGCTGTTTATGAATCAGATACTACTTCGAGGTCTGGACACATTATATATAAGTTGAATGAAAAGACAGATAAGAAAATTGAATCTTATGATACATTAACTTATGTTATACAATCTAATGCAGGTTGGTGTGGGTCGGCTTGTGTTGTGAGGAATGACGCGACTCCAGAAAAAATAGCTGGTATACATTGTTGTGGGGACCCGAAAATGGTTCAGGGTGCAGCAGTTATATTGACGAAAGAGTATATTGGAGAAGTGATGACAGCTGTTAAAAGTAAAGGAGAACTTCAAATCTTATCAACAGCTGTTGGTCAAGGCAAAGAGGAATTAAATCTTGAAGTTGGAGTCGATCCAAAATATACTACAAGGTTTGAATTCAATAAAAATGTTGAGATTTTGGGCACGATTGAAAGAGGTTTCTCTAAGAGATTGCCGTGTGAATCAAAAATTGTACCATCTCTTATAAGTGAGCGGTGGTCAGAAAAGATAACTGAACCTGCTATGTTGGTTCCTACTGATGGAATATATCCTATGGAGAATGCTATAAAGAAAATTGGAAATATCATTGATACGGAACCATTGGATGAGGAAATTCTTGAAGAGCTTTCAAATATGTATGTTGAAGAGCTTTTGCCACTTGTGCCACCAAGAGTTTTATCTCAGGATGAAGCCATAAATGGTGTATCTACGTGGGAATATACGGGCTCAATGCATATGAGCACCTCCTTTGGTTTTGATAAATATAGGAATCTCCCTGAACATCGTTTGAAAAAGAACAAAGAGAAAGGCAAAATGAAACATTTTGATGAGATTTATGAATTTCATTATACACCTAAGACATATTATGCCATTGAGTTGGATAAGTATGAGCAGAATATACGAAATGGAATAGGAAATAATCAAATTTTGGAAGGGTGTTTAAAAGATGAAAGGCGTACCTTGGGAAAAGTGAGAGAAGGATCAACGAGACTATTTGAAGCATGTCAAACAAAGAGTTGTGTGAAAGGAAGACAATACTTTGGTGCCTTCATGGAAAATTGTGCCCTTCAACATATAAAATTGGGGCTTTTTACAGGACTGAATCCACAGTCTTTGGAATGGGGAGCCATGATAGCTGAAGCTTTGAGAATTTTGGACGATTATATGAGATTTGATATGGCAGGTGATGCTAAGAATTATGATTGGAGTTCAAAGAGGAAAAGTGTTCTATTTTTCATCGCATTTGTGAATAAATGGTATAATACTTGGAATGAAAGGATTTCAGGAAAAAAAAATGATCCAAAAGATGATGTGGCCCGTAAGACTTTGGTGGAGGAAGTAACTTTCAAAATGATATTGCTCATTGGAAATATATTGATAGCACCTGAACAAGGAATGGCCTCAGGAAATTTTATTACAGCGCTTATGAATTGTTGGATTGGAAGGATGGAACATCAATATACGTTTCTTTATGTTACCAAAAGGATGAAGGTTGCATTTAATAGGAATTGCGAAGAAGCAATGTTCTTATTTTATGATGGAAAGGCTGAAATCACAGCTGAAGAACAACAAGTATTCAAAAATAGTGTTGAAGCTACTAATGGTTTCAACATCAAAGTCAGTGAGGTTGGAAAATTTGTTAGAAATGAATTGGGAGGTGATGATTTTGTTACTCGAGGAAATGCTTATGTTAAGTATTATACTTTTCCTAAGATGAAAGAAACAATGATGAAACTTTTTGGAAGGACTTATACATCCGTTGACAAAGAAGAGGTTGTTGGAAATGGACATGTTCCATTCGCAACAGCAGTTTATTTGGGTAGAAATACTAGGTTGTCAAATGGTATTTATTATGCCCCTATGAAAACAGAAGATATAATTGAATCGTTGTATTGGGTTAGTAAAAAATTGGATCCAAGAATAGCACTTCGGCAAAACTGTGAAGGAGCATTGAGGGAGTTATTCCATCATGGGCGAGATGTTTTCGCCCATTGGAAAAATGAG